ACTTTGGCTAAACAAATCGGTGTAAGATGTCCATGAAAGGGCTAATGTGGTTGAATCGCCACGTGCGCCCGAATGGGTGTCAGACCTTGCAGAACCTAGAGACCTAGAACTGCGTTTCATATAATAGGCGGTAATCGCCCTATCCTCACGAACACGCAATGCCTCCCATGAAGGCATTATGATTTGTCCATTGCGGACAAATTCAGCAAACACAACAGGTTGACGGTAACGCAATTCATTTGACTGAAACGCTCCGATCAGCTTTGCTTGTGCTGTTGAAAAATTTGAGCTTGAATAATGTGCCATTGTATAATTATTTTAAGTTAAAAACTAAATCGTTAAGACCTTGTTTTTCCTTGCCATAATTCCAAACGGCATTGAAGGTGCTTTATTTTTCCATCCCAAAGTGCCTTTTGAGATATGCAAATTTATATCATTATTTCGATATAACAATAAAAAAGGCTGAAATTAATCAGGCTCTATATTTTTATATGGTTAAAGTTTTATCTTTTAACCTTTTTTGCATTTCCAAATTAAAAGCCTCTGAGCCTTCTTTTATTCCTTTGTCGGTCATTTCTTTGTTGAAAGCGGCAAACGAACCGGGTTTATTTAATCCTGATTCATCTCCACCTCCGGCACCACCTTTTGGCAATTTGATATATGGCTTAATTATTTCCGGAAGCCATTCTTTTATTGTAATTGGGTTTAGGGTGCTTTGATTTTTCAATATCTGACCATCTTTTTTTATTACAATCGCTTCGCCTTCGGTGTCAAAAATGGCTTTTGTTTTAATCAAAGTAAGCAAATCATCCTGTCCAATTAACAGCCCATCTTTTGGTAATTCACCTAAAATCAAAGTACTGATTTTGTTTTGTTTCTTTTCATTTTCTTGCTGAGATAGCAAATTTGTATAGGTGAGTTCTTTTTCCTGTACCAGCTTTTGCAGTTTTTCTTTGTCGGATTCAAGTTCCTGAATCTTTTTGGACGGTTCGATTTTAGCCTCGTCCAATACTTTCGTTTTGTAAGCCTCCGCAAAATTGTCCATTGATTTGCCCTCAAAGTTCAACCCATGTTTTTCACGAGCTTCTTTAATCATCATTTCAACACCCTTTATTTTGCCGTTGTTGTATTCTTCGTTTTTCACGTTTGTTAAAAGGGTTTCATAGTCAGTTTTTGGTTTGACAATCAAATCATCCGATTTAATCATTATTTCGCCTTTCTCAATTCCCTGAGTTAATTCGTCTGAATTTACCTTTAGCGTTACCTCGCCAATTTTTACATTTATTTCTGCCATGTTTTATTCCTCCGATTTTTTAGGACGTCCACCTTTTTTTACTTTTTCTACCTGTGCTTGGGTTACAACATTTACCAAGGCGTTTGTTAAAACGGCTGAATTGGTTGCATCTTTAATGGTTTTTGCTGACGCTCTTTTTTCGGCTTGCAATTCCATTTTGAAATTCCATTCCTCGGTTTCTTTTTCATCAACAATGTAAATTTTACCCGTGTCTTTCCAGTTTTCTGAAATCCTTTCGGCATAGTCCTCTTGCACTTTGACTTTAGCCCTGACAATGGTTTTAAACTCTTTGGTGTACTTGCCTTCACGCTCTCCGAGTTGGTAGAGGTCGGCTACTACAATTCTACTCATGTTATTTGATTTTGATTACCCTCAATAGCGGTGGGTTCGCTTATTATTAAGTTAATATCTTCATCGGTAAGACCAAATAATACTTTTAAAATGCCTTTTTTAGATTCAGTTGAAATAAGTCGGTCGGATATAATTAATTGAAGTGATTGAGTTCCTCCAACGCCTAACTGAACCGACAATGCTGTTGTGGTTTCTTTTGCTTCGCCAATTTTGGCTAAAATAAAAGCATCCCATTCTTTCGTCAATTTTACCTTATCATTTTTGATTAACGGATTTATTTGCTGGTACCATTCCAAAAACAGCATCTTTTTCTGAGCCTCTTTATTCCCCATTACCTTCGCCACTTCATCAAGTGTGTAATGCGGATATGGTTCGAGTTCTTTTTTTATAAGCATTTCCGAAAGGGTTTCAATATCGGTTTTGTATTTTGCCGTTAAATAGTCGGTTAATTGCTTATCGAGAATTGAAATAGGATCACCCGCTGATTTGCTTTCATTGTATAATTTCAATAAAACATCAGGGCTTTCAATGATAAATCTGCGGCCATAACCCAATGAAACAACATGTTCTTCTTTATTTTTTTGAGGCATTTTGAAATTAACAATCCATTCGCACATCTGCCAATCAATCCACTCTGCAACATCTGAATAATCATTCAATCGGTTAATTACAGGTTGTGTATCAATAAACCTACCCGTTGCTGTATCGTTTCCACCTTCAATAAATATGCTGCCCCAATGTGTCTTGTTTAGTTTGTCAACTAGCCTATCCTCTTCATCATTGTATTGTTTCCATACTTCAAGCGGCGGAGCTTCCCATCCCATCGCTTTACTGATATTAGGCATTGTACCATCATCGTTCAAAGGTATCCGTATTTCATCGGTAATATCTTTGCGCCCCATTGTTCCCCGTCCTTTGCAATCGGGGCACACTTTATTATCAATTTTTCCAGTCCCGTTACAGGTCGGGCATTTACTTGCAACCCTCCAAAATTGGGGTATTCCGTGTTGAATTTTATAAATTAGTTTTATGGATTGGTCCCGCAAATATTCTTTTAATAGCTCCACAATTCCATCAACCGGGGTCAATCTCAAACCGCTATCAGGGTCAACGATATTTGATGCAACAATGGCTGGGCATTGTCCAAATAGATTTGCAAACTCAACTAAATATGTCAATTCTTTACTTTCCTGAATAAAAAACACATCGATAGCTTCATCATAGTACCTTACAATATCCTTTGTACCCTCAAATTGAATATCAATATCATATTTATCTTTAATGATTTTTGCGGTTGCTTTAAACGGCTCAAACAATACCCATTCAACATTTTGCCCGTGTGCCTCATAATTACGGATACAACTGATTGATTTATAAACAGGGTATAGTTTTTCGTCTTTCCATTCAAACATAAGCAATCCGGCGGGGTCGGTGTGAAGTATCGTTTTTGCCCAATATGTTTTGAGCCATGATTTTAAAGATTGGTTTCCCCTTATGTTTGTGATTGACTTTAAAACATCGGGCTTATTTGTTTCATCAATGTTCAAATTGAAACTATCCCCGCTTGCCGAATAAACATTATCAACGTGCCTCAACAGCCTTTCACTTACATCTTTTATCGAGTGAGCAAATTTCTTTCGGGCTTTTATCCGGTCTTCGCTTTCCAAATGGTCAATTTTTACCAACAAATCGGCAAAGTCCTGACCTTTTATAAGCGCTTTAAGTTCTTTGGAATATTCCCTTGATTTGTTAACCCATTCGTGGATGGTTGCGTTTGAAAGGATTAGGGCTTTTATTTCATCAATATTTCTACTCATATCAATAATTTTTTCAAATATACAACATTTTAACCAAAATCAATAGGGGCTGTTTTTTTGGGTTTTATTATAAAATACATTCGGTAAACGATTCCATCGCTTTCATCCGGGGATTGTCCAATCTGCTTTTTAACCTCACTTTTAGGACTTATCTTTAGTTTATCTCCTACCTCGCTACTACGCTTGATGGCTTGGAATTGGCTTATTATTCTTTCCTTTAAATCAGGTTCTAAATAACAATCAAAATACAGTTCATTGTTGTTAACTATTTCCGCTAACTTATAATGCAATTCTGCTTTCAAATTGAAATATTCGTTATTGATTGCTTTTTGCCCTGAATAAATTGGTACCGCTCCTTTCAAATATTCTTTTATATTTTTTCCTAATCCATCGGCATCATAGCAAATGTTTGACCTTGGTACTCTCCATTTGTCGCTAAGTCGCTTAAATTCATCTATTAAAGGTTGATAGTTAACCTGAGTAGTGGTGATATTATCAATCATAGTTTCAACTGGTCGGGAAACATTCCGCATACTTACCACTTCTTTTATTCTCAGTCCCGACCAAACAAATACGGTAAATCGGTCGTTTGTTATGGCAATATCCGAACTAATATACATTTCGCCTTCTTTTACAAAAGTATTGGTAAAACAATTTATTATTGAATTATAGTCAATCAGGCTATTATCATCATCATCATAATCAAAATTGCCATAATAAAGCCGCTGAATAGTTCTTTTGTCTGATGTTTTTAACACATTTTCAGCCCATTCAATTGCATCTGGGTGTGGATTGTCAGTACAAAGAGCCCTTACAAATTTTGTATATATTGTTTCTTTATTTTTTTTAAATGGCTTCCAATATCTTTCGTAAACATGATTTTTAGCAGGGTTAAATCCTTCAAGTATCTTTCCCTTTATTCCATACTTTCCATTATTCCAACGTCCTACCCTCGTGGTAAGTATGTTTATAACATCTACAACATTTTCAACTGATTCATCTAATGTAGCTCCACTTAACTCAAGACCTCCTAAATCTGTGAATAACGGATCACTTGGATAGAATTTAGTATCTTTTCCAATTATCATTGATGTATTTTCAAATTGGAAGTATTTTTTTGTTCCATCATAACGGTAATCAATATCTTTTTTTAAGCCATAAAATGATATTGTTTTGAACATTGTTTGAAACGTGGTTGCTTCAAGGTTCTTTAATTCTGACCTTCCCATCATCCATCTAGTATCGTGATATGCTAAAGCATTAAATAAGTTATAAAAGCATTCTAATTGTGTTTTTCCAGACATACCACTACCTCCATACCCTACATAAAATGTAGTGTCATCCCAAAGATATTCTAATGTTTTTAGTTGAGGTTTTGATAAAAAATAATACCCTGTTAAATCTTTATAAACAGGAATTAGATTGAATTGTTTTCTTTTATAAAGCTCAATATAAATTTCAAGTTCATGGCGTTCCATTTATATATCTTATTGATTCGGCTCTTTTTATTAGTTCTTCGGTTGTGTATTCCGAAACATCCTTTTGATTGATTTCCTTATCTTTTGTTGTAATATCATTTCTATCAGTCCAATGGTAATTACTCTTTAAATTCATTATTGCAGATGCTTCTTTTATTGCTCCTTTTTTACCGTTGGAATAACAATTGCGTTCTAAATTACTAAGTAATTGATTTTTAACACGTTCTAGCGATTTAAATCTATTTGGCAAATGGTGAGTTATCATTTTATGGTACGTTCCCAATTCCCCTGATATTTCGCCGATAAAATCATATTTGTAATTTTTAACCTCAACAGCCCTTTCGCCCACTTTTAAAAATGAGGTTTCTTTTTCATTGCTCAAATCAATGGCATCCTTAAAAAGCTGAATAGCCTTTTTGAAAGTCCATTTTTCAGCGTTGCGATTTCCGTATGGTGCGCCTACCTTCATACTTTCATTTTTTCAACAATCCAAAAAATAGGGTTAAAGCAAATCGGGAATTGCGGGAAGCTACTCCCCGTTGCAATCCACCTCAAAATATAAAACACAAGTTCGCTAAATCCGACTATTACCATTATTGGTAAATACAAAATTATAAGGATTGCTGTTATTAGTCTTTTTAGTATCATACTGCAAATTTAACTATTTTTTGAATAAAACGCCATTTTTATAACTATTTAATTGTTAACTGATTAGTCAGGTTTGCTCTGCGAGCGGATACCGTTAAAAACCCGCCTTAAAATATACCCCCTTAAAATCGAAGCAATGGTGAAAATTACCGTTATGATTATGTTTTGCCGAAATGATACAGGGATACCCATAACTGGATAAATTATCAACTGAATCAATATGCATATGACAAATCCGGCAATAGTATTCGTGATGGCCTCGATTAATGAATATTTTTTAGTTTGCATTTTAGATTGAAATTCACACCTCGGTAGTGGTTAGGTATATTTTAGCCCG